CAATAGATTACACCAACAGAGATTTCGAATCCATAAGAAATGATTTGGTTGAGTACGCAAGAAGATATTATCCAGATACTTTTAAAGATTTCAATGAGTCTTCATTTGGCTCCTTGATGTTGGACACGGTGGCTTACGTGGGTGACATGCTGTCGTTCTACACAGACTATCAGGCTAATGAGTCATTTTTATCTACTGCGATGGAGTATGATAATGTCATTAAATTATCTAAACAATATGGGTATAAGCATCAGCCAAATCCATCTTCTTACGGTGTGGTGAGCTTTTTTGTTTTAATCCCAACCCAAGTGGGCACAGTAGCCCCAGATAGAGATTATATGCCCATTCTTAAGTCTGGATCGAAATTTTCAACATCTGCTGGTTCTATGTTTACGCTTCTAGATGATGTGGATTTCTCGCAACCTGGAAATGAACTAGTGGTTGCCAAAGCCGACCCGGACACGGGCGCACCGACAAGATACGCTGTGAGGGGGTATGGTCAGGTCATCTCTGGAGAGCCAGCTATCCAGAAAATAGAAGTTGGAGCTTTTGAAAAGTTTGCGAGATTTAAAGTGGCAGGAAATAATATATCTGAGATTATATCTGTGAATGATTCGCATGGCAATATATATTATGAAGTAGATTATTTATCGCAAAATGTAATATATCTGCCAGTTTTAAATCAAGGGTCAGATAGGGATACAGTTAGAAATATATTGAAACCGATTACAGTACCAAGAAGATTTATAGTTGAGCAGGAGTTTTTTAATACATTTATACAGTTTGGTGCCGGATCTAACGAGGAGCCACAAGAATTAAAAAACCCAAGCGAAGTTATATTGGAACAACATGGGAAAAATCATGTAACAGATAGGACATTTGATCCCTCCGTTTTAATAGAAACTGACAAGATGGGCGTCGCACCGTCAAACACAGTATTAACAGTTGTTTATCGAGTTAACACGGCTGACAATGTTAATGCCCCCGTGGGCGCATTAACTAACGTGGAAAATGTAACTATGAGGTTCCCATCTCCCGAAGCCTTGACAGTTGCTAAGATGCAAGCAGTTAGGGGCAGTCTTGAGTTAACAAATGAAATCCCAATTGTAGGTGATATTTCATTAATCACTTCTGACGAAATAAAAGAAAGGACAAAAAGCGCCTTTGCCACACAAAATAGAGCAGTAACACAGCAAGATTATATTTCCATGATTTATCAAATGCCCGCCAATTTTGGTAAAATCTATAGAGCGACAGCAGCACAAGATACTTCTTCATTCAATAGTAGGAATTTAAATTTGTATCTTGTGTCCGAAGACGAAAGTGGAAAATTAACGTTAACTAATCCCACAATGAAACAAAATGTAAAGACTTGGGTCAATAGATATAAGATGATTAACGACACAATTGATATAATGGACGCCAAAATAATTAATCTAGGAGTGGAGTTTGTAGCAAATATTGCCCCAGGTGCCAGCAAGTATACCACTCATAGCTCAATTGTGAATCTGCTTAAAGGATATTTTCTTCTTAAGAAGTTTGATATAGGAGAGCCTATTTCTATTAGTGAAATATGGCAATTAATAAGCGCAGATACAGGAATATTGGACGTGGAAAGTGTTGATTTCACACTTCAGTCAGGGGCTGAATATTTTGACGCACCTTTCCCAATTGAAGACATGAAAAACCCCACTGGCACACACATTACGCCACCAGTCGATGGCATATTTGAAATTAGATATCCTGCAAGGGATATAAAAGGAACGATTAAATAATGGCTATAAAGAGATTTGTTGCTAGTAGTGATACCACAATAACAAACGCTTTTAAATCTAATTTACGTACGCGAGCGACAGCTTCCAATATGGGGCAGTCGGATATTTTGGAAGTTTTCTCCATTTATGGTCAAGCAACCGGCTCAAACACATCTGCATCTGCTGAACTCTCCAGGGCATTGCTTAAGTTTCCTATAAACACTATATCTTCATCAAGAGAAGATGGCAATATTCCCGCAAGTGGCAGCGTAAATTTTTATTTAAGAGTTTTTAATGCCAAGCACGGACAACCTGTGCCAAAAGAATATACACTAACGGTTAATGCTATCAGCACAGATTGGACTGAGGGTCGCGGTTTGGATATGGAAAATTATACAGATATAGATGTTTGTAATTGGAAAAATGCAAAAACAAGCGCAGCCTGGAGAGCAATTGGCGGAGATTATCATACATTTGCGACAGCTTCTGATTCATCTTCCTCCTTTGACGCTTATTTTAGTGGCGGGCTAGAGGATTTAGAGGTAAATATTACTACGCTCGTTGAACAATGGATTAATTCACATGGGAATGTTTTAAGTTCAAAGTCAAATTATGGTGTTTTGTTACGACTTTCATCGAGCCACGAAGGAGCCTTTTCAAGTTCTGTTTCTGCCCCGCCACACCACACGGGTCACGAGCTACACAATCCAAATGGAGCGACCACTTCTTATTATACGAAAAAGTTTTTCGCACGAGGAACGCAGTTCTTTTATAAGAGACCCATAATTGAGGCTCGATGGGATTCTTCTACAAAAGATAGGAGAGGAAGTTTTTATTATAGTAGCTCATTAGCTCCCGCAGCCGATAATTTAAATACTTTATACTTATACAACTATGTGAGGGGGCAACTTAAAGATATTCCTGGCGTTGGTAAAAATGAAAAGATTTATGTAAGTCTTTATTCTGGCAATCTGTCTAATGGTGCCCCAGCCGGGGTAGATTATAAATTGAATTTAAGTGTCGGCGGCGGCACACAAACCGCTGGCGATGTCAATGCAACTGGCACATGGGTCGACACCGGTATATATTCTTGTTCAGTAGCTTTAACTGGAGATAAGTCTACAATTTCAACGCTTTTTGATGTCTGGCACGCTGGTGCAAATCACTATGAGCACGGAACAGAATATTACACAGGCTCTATCAAGCCTATTGATTTTTCTTCTACAAATTCCTTGTCTTTTAACCCGTCCTCGAAGTACGTATCGAAAATAACTAATTTAAGGTCTGCTTATAACAATGAAGAGACGGCAAGATTTAGACTTTATACAAGATTAAAGGACTGGAGCCCAACAATATATACGAAAGCTTCGAAGGAAATAGAAACCAACACTGTAGAAGATGTATATTATAAGGTTTACAGACTAGAAGATGATCTGTCTGTTGTTAATTATGGGACCGGCAGCGCCAACCACACTAGACTATCTTATGATATTAGTGGCAGTTATTTTGACTTAGACATGTCTATGTTTGAGGCAGATTCAACATATGGAATTAAATTTATTTATTATCTTAACGGAAAGTACGTCGAACAACCAGAAACGTTTAAATTTAGAGTAGAGTAATAATATGGGCATCAAAGATTTATTTGATAAAAAAAATCAGCTATTAAGCGATAAAAACCTGGAAGGTCTTGGGAAAGAAACAGAATCTCCGGAATATATACAAGCTTATGAAAAGAACAAAGAGAGATATATTCCCCATATTGATTATTCTACGCCATCGAGTTTTGTTAAATTTGGTTCTGCTGAGAAATATTATGTTGACGCAATTCAAAGGGTCTACAAGACATACCCTTATGATGGCTCTTTAAAAGAAAAGATTGAATGGGAATTAAGTTCATCATATTTAGATCTTTATGTTTTTGAAAAAGAATACCCAAGAACAAATGGTCACATCATTCTTTCCACTGAACCCGCTGGCGGCTGGGGTGCTCTTGTAGCCTCTTCCGGAGGTTATGGAGCGCCCGCCTCTTCTTCATATGAATACATCTATATAAAAGGCGGTCCCCATACCAGCAAAAGAACAAAAGGCAAAGACATCACTGACAAAACTGGCGATTATAAAGATGGCTTTGCGAATATATATAATTTTGGTAAAAATAGAGAATCTAATTTAAAAATAGACGGACTGGACGGAAACACGGTCGAATTCTGGATGAAAAAAAGAGAATTTATACCAACGTTAACTAAAAAAGAGGTAATATTTGATGCGTACACGATTTCTGATGTTTCTGCTTCCACTGGATATGGAAGATTAAGGGTTGAAATGTCCGGACACGGCGCAGGGAGCGCCGCAGAATCTCCATTTTATGTTACTTATATGTCTGGCGGAGGCACAAGTGGCGGCGACGGATTCGCCAATTATCAAATTGGTGACTCTAGCATCACAACTACAACGGTTGCTGATTCAAAATGGCATCATTATGCTTTTACATTTGCGAACAGTGGCAGCAACGTACAGACAAAATTATACATTGATGGCGTTTGCAATGATGAAATTACCGTTGGGTCAGATATTAGTTATGTTAGCGGCAACATTGTTGCGACAATCGGCGCTCTAGCATATGCTCCATCTGGCAGCAACGAAGAAATAATTTCAAAAGGCTGGGGCAAAATGTCAGGCTCTTTGGATGAATTTAGATTCTGGAAAACAAAAAGGTCATCCCAACAGATTGGTAGATATTATAGAGATCAGATCGGCGGCGGCACGAATACTGATCCGGCAAATACTAGTCTAGGAGTTTACTACAAATTCAATGAAGGCATCACACAAACATCATCTGTAGATTCGGTGGTATTGGACTATTCAGGTCGCCTGAGCAACGGCACGTGGGTGGGCTATACTTCTCCCGAATCAAGGCATACTGGCTCAGCTATTGTGGAGTCCAGCGCTTCGGCTACAGAGTTCAAAGACCCAATACTATATCCTTCTCACCCAGATGTTAGTAACTATTTGGCGCACAAAAAACAATCTGGTAGAGAGTATGATTATAAAAACAATTCCTCGATTTATTATAGTATACCCTCCTGGGTCATAGAAGAGGATGGAGAAAAGCCAGAGTCTCACTTGCGAAATTTAACACAAATTATTGGAAGTTATTTTGATACTTTAGCGCAGCAAGTTAGTGCAATACCTAAATTGCAACAAAAAATGTACCCAAGCTCAAGCTACAAGCCTTATCCATTTATGGACAGGGTTCTAGACTCTGTTGGCATGGATATCTCTATGGAATTGTTTTCTGATGTCCAGGCACTAGAATATTATCGCAATAGAAACGACGAAAGAGTCTTTAAAGACAAACTTTATAACATAAAAAATTCAATATATACAAACATTTATAATAACATATTGAACATTTATAAATCTAAAGGGACGGAAAAATCTTTTAGAAATTTAATGAGATGTTTTGGCGTGGATGATGAACTGGTAAAAATTAATTTATACGCAAATAATGCCACATATGAACTACAAGATAACTATAGATCTGTAGGAGAAGCAAAAAATTTCATAAACTTCTTTACCACAGGAAGTTCAGTCGCCACGGTCTATCAAATGACGGCAAGTACAGATTTTAATGACAACACGGTCTCATTTATATCTGGAAGCATCGGCGGGCAAAAAGGCGATGTATATGATAGAACCAAAGAGGGTGCAGGGCTTGCTTTGACTATGGAGACCGAAGTTCTATTCCCAGTCACAGCTCACCGCGCAGATGTGCACACGTATGTAACCGGAGCCACCGAACCAACTAGTGATAACCCTAACCTGGTGACGTCTTCTTTATTTGGTATGCACACAGCAGAAAGTGCCTCACAGGGCGATCTTCAGTGGGATGGAAAGCAAGACTATGCTAATTTTCAAGTAAGAGCTATTAAGTTCGAGGAGTATTCAAAAAGAACAAAGTTTTCATTAACAAGTTCTAATCCATATTTTATACCAACTCTGGAAAGTGATTATTTTTCAGATGTGTATGACGATCAAAAATGGAATTTTGCAGTTTCTGTAAGACCAAGCAGATACCCACAATCGAATTTCGTGACGAGTTCTACCGAGGGCGGAGTCTATACAGTAGAGTTTTATGGCGTACGCGCCGTGCTGGATCAGGTTAAAGAAGAGTTCCTTGTTACTGGCACGATGACGAACAATCAAGGTCTTAAATTTGTAACAAGCCCGAAAAGAATTTTTGTAGGTGCACACCGAACAGATTTTACCGGAACTCTTTTGCAGAGTTCGGATGTAAAAGTAGGGTCTACGAGATTATGGATGACACATCTACCCACAGCGAGCATTGGAGCGCATGCTTTCGATGTAACCAACTTTGGTACACAAAACCCACTAAGAAGTGCATACCTTTATCAGAATTCTATATCAAATATACATATTCCAGAAAGAGATACTTTAGCGCTTCACTGGGATTTCTCACAGATAACAGGCTCCAACACGGCTGGTAAATTTTTAGTACAAGATAGATCTTCCGGGTCGGCTGATATAGTAAGAAGATATGGATGGCTTGGAAACATTTTAGGAAAGCAACATACCGGACGCGGCGATTTCTTTCCAGCGGCGACCCCAACGCTGCGCAAAAGAGCCGTATCGAGAGAATATCTGTACAGCGCCAAGAAACAATTACCAGAAATTTTTAAGAGTGCCGACACAACACATATTATCCACAGTAGTAGCGCAGTGCAAACATTTAACAGAGAATTACGCCCAACAGATTATTATATTGCTTTTGAGAAAAGCATGTATCAAACAATATCTGAAGAGATGTTAAAATATTTTGCTACAGTTAAAGATTTTAATAATTTAATTGGTGCACCTGTTAATCGCTATCGACCAAATTATAAACATTTAGAAAAACTAAGACAGCTTTTCTTTGAGCGAGTAGACAATACACCAGATCTAGACAAGTATATTGAATATTATAAATGGCTTGATAATGCTTTAAATTCATTTTTAGAGCAGTTAATGCCAGCATCCGCAAAAGTTTCTGAAGGACCTATTCGAAATGTAGTCGAAAGTCACATTTTAGAGCGAAATAAATATTGGACAAAATACCCAACGATAGAGGACAAAGGTCCGCAAAAAATAGAGGGAATAGCGGCTGGCGTCGGCGCGATGTCTTACAATTGGAAGCATGGTCATGCACCAATAAGCACAGCCGAGAATGAAAATTGTTTTTGGTGGAAAGAGCGAACTGAAAGGGGCGGAACATTATTAACTTCCGGGGATTCAAATGTAGACAGTAATAAAAGAAAAATACTTTTAGGCTTGACGACGAACACGTCTGGTGCTGGTCCTACCCTTGCAAAGACTGCTTCGTCTGGTTTTACTGCATATGAAGGCAATACGTACGCACTCCGAAGATTATCAAAACCATATAAGTTTAAAGTTGATGAGTCAAAGAATCTTCATGGCGGCGTTAATTTTTCTAAAAACAAGAAAGTTGATTTTTATAAAACAGTCCGCAACTTTAATGGCTCCGATAACCCAGCAATGTACACTTTTGTGAGAACAACTGTCGTTGATCCTCTTGGCAAAGGAACTGATCTAGAGCAGGTTAAAAACTGCCAAGATGATTTATATGGGTTGAGAGAAAATCAAGTAAACAAAGTTGGCTTTAAAGTCACTAACAATATGGATGGTAGCAAAACTTATGTGGGGGATACGATATTCCCGTTTAATTTAATTAGCTCTTCTGTAACAAACAATGTTTTAAATAAAAGGTTCACAAACTACGGGGGTGTTTTTAAGTATGATATAACGAATCTCCATTCTGATGTATATGGACCAAGCTATGAAATTCCTATGCAGGGTCCGTTTACGGAAAAATATGTCGGAGGCAATCAACATAGACATGCCGAGATAAGCCCAGATGGTGCCGATTCTATTAACACTCGACCAGAGGCTTGGAGAATGACTCAGGGGTATTATATTTCAATTAGTGATCCTTCACGCGATGACGGTCCAGGAAATGTTGCTATTGGAAATTTCAATGCGGCATTACCAAGAGCGATGTATTATAGAGATGAGGTGGCAAAACGTCCGATAAATATTAGAAATATACGACAAACCACAGGAAGTGTGCTTAATGGCACCAATACAAGAATAGGAAATTATACAAAAGATTATGAGATAGTTCAAACTTCTGGTAGAAAAATAAATAATAGATTTTTTGTTAAAAATGAAGGAGTTTCTGCTTCGTTTCATGAGTCAGCTGCGGTTAGTGGGATATTTGATTTCTCCCTTC